TCACCTGAGCGTGGTCCTTGACAGTATGGCCGCTCTTCTCCAGACCCTGCTTGGCAAGGTCATGCAGGATACAAGCGGACACGATGTGGTCCATAAACTGATCACATCCATGCATCCTGCCAATAGAGAGAGCTGCCCCGACAACCCTCTTGGTGTGGACTATAGTGCCATCCCCACCAAGTTCGTCAGAGTTGTGGTACTTTCTAGAACTAGAGCTCGGACAGTCCACAAAGGCATACTGCGGAGCAGCAGTTATCACTGCTTCGGTAAAACTCCGTATGTCGTCCCTGGCGATCAAGTCCAACTCTTCCTTAAACATATATATCACCTCCTTTCGTTTGCTGATTAGACTAAAAGATCAGTTGTTTAAATGACTCATAACAGAAGCTATCACGATCATAGCCCCAATGAGAATCATAGCAATCACGGCTATGATTTCCTTCAATAGACGCTTTCTATAAATGCGCTTTCTTGCCTTTATGACTGTATGCATAATATCACCTCCTTTTGTTTACTTAATACCCCTGCCCCCAACTGTTACTACACGTTGTTTAATAGGTTAATGTTCCCTCTCCCCTGATTCCGAACAAAAGTCTGAAAAAAATATCCGAATAAAATCTGAGAATAAATTCCCAGACTCCCTGTTAAACAAAAATTATCAGAAATTTTATCCGAATAAACAAAAAATAAAATCAATTTTTAGACTCCTTGTTGCCTCTCAGTTAAGTAATACTATATTGTATAACCTGTGTAAACATAAATAAACTATATAATGGTGTTATTCTATTTAAAACAATAACACTCTCTCAATACATATATACTCTCAAGGGGAATTGGTCATCTGAAAAAATTTCGTATAAACATTTTGAAAGAGTTTTTAAGATATGCATTATTATGGAATTATGGGAATACAGGAAGATATCAGGCATGGTGAAATGGAGAAAAAACCTATTATTGAATTTTGAAAGAGAATAATGATAGTGATATTAGATAGGAGGATATGGCGACCGGAGCAACCGTGGTGTTTGTTTCCTCTTTATCATTAATAGATTAATGTTGTCAGGAACATGCTCACGAATTGTCTAGTCGCCATTCATTTGATTTTACTTTTTGAAATGGAAAGTCTCTGTCGAAATAAAGATCAAACCGATCATTGTCTAATCTTCTTGTAATTTAGGATCATCATAGACAGCCCTTTTCAGGGATGTACAGAGCTCTGTTGTTTTCGAGTTCGATTATCATATCAATGACTCTTCTTGCTTTCTTGAGATCTTGGATTCCATTCTTCTTTCTCCATCTCAAGACATATGTGCAGACGCTTGCCTCAGCAAAGGGAACATTATTCAACATCAAGAAGGTCCATGGTTCCATTTGCCACTGTGTGTAGTGGGATGGCCTGAAGACCTCCTCCTTGGGTTGATCAGAGCCATCAGAAGAGGTCTCATATATTGGAGTAGACTGATTTTTGGCTTTAGGTGATTGGTCTTTAGAATTAAAAAGAATCTCCATTGATGGGTCTCCTGAAGGAAGGTTTTTCCAAATCTCTTTTTCCTCAGAATCTGGTATGAGTTGATCCTCCTCTTTATATAAATAATCATACTTACTTCTTTGCAGTGGATTATCTTTATCCAGGTCTGTATAAAGTCTATAATGAGAACTCTTTCCATCATAGTCAATTCCGATTCCATGTAGTTTATTGTCCTTAATGGTTCCATGAAAAAGGATATCAGGGAGAGCCTTTTCATTGACAGGTTCTCTATTAAGTTTATTCAAAAAAACCATTTCATCATTTGTTGGTGAATTCTCTTTGCATTTTTGAATAATCTCATGTGATGAATCATTAGGTAAGGGAATCAGTCCTCCATGCGGTTCAACAAATCCTCCTTTAAAAAATTTCTCAACTGGACTTTTGCCAAATTGCTTTCGATTCTTATCTTCAAGCCCTTCATCATCTTCCACAGGTGATTTTTCATAGTCAATTCCGATTCCATGGAAAGGTTTATCTGTATGTGGCTTTATAATCCCAACATCAGAAATTTTTATTGGAGAAAAAAGTTGATCACCTTTTTTAATCATTTTTGATTCATCAACTTTTCGAATCACAATATATCCATCCTCTAACAAAGATGTTGGTTTATCACACTTAATGAAAATGTCCCTTGATGGTTCTTCATCCTGTTCATTCTCTCCCATATACATCATTACTGGGTTTTTGATATATGCCCAGGATGACCCATCAAGAGATTCAATTTCTAAGCAATCATTAGCAAAGGATATTGTTCTAAAATTCTGATTCATTGAGGCTTTTAAGAACAGAGTTTTGCATTTTTTAATAAGTTCAACATTTAGGTTTTCATAATGGCGTGGAGAATCGTATCTAAGATATCTTTCTATTGTTGAATTTTCTGATTTTAAATAAAGAGATAAACAATCAGAGTTATTGGTTTTTATTTGAACCTCAAACATTGGATCGACAATCATTTCTCCAATATCATCTGCTTTTATTTCTATTCCCGAAAGTATTTGATGTAAATCTAAATTAACCTTAATCACTTTCATAATTTTGCCTTCCTCCTTTTCTAACTTTTATTTACTAAATAATCCAAATGGATAATGGATGTCAATTCTCCATTTGGTTATCACCCACCAACATTGTTTAATAGCCATGTTTTATGTATCTTTTTGGTGGAGGATGGGGAGGGTTCGGAAGATTGATAGCATCTTGAGCAGGTTCTTCTATTGTTATAGTTATTTTAACCTTTCTCTCTATCGACCCAATTCCACTACCAAACCCTTTAAACCCAAGATCATTAGCAACGCTTTCAATAATTTCTTCATCACTCCATTTATCAGTAGCTTTAATAATTGTAACTATTTTTTTCATTTCCACCTCCTCCTCCTTTTGTCATTGGTCTTAAATAATAAAACAACCTTGCTTATAACAATAACATTCTTGGCAATCAGCCATTTGTGTTTCGCCTCTCTTTATCCAATCACACCAAATACCACAACATCTGGCAATTTTCTCACCATTAAAGTATAACTCGGCTTTTCCGACATCAACATCTGGGCAGCATACAACCTTCCACTTTTCAAAGTTCATTGCTTCGCTGATGGTATCAACATGCGTTCCTATTCTTATATTGTCTTCTTGTGGGAAATTCATGTTTTTCCATAGGTCATTGTTTCGTGTGAACCCATTTTGAAGGATTCCTGTCTTTGATAAAGTCCACATGGCATCAGATATTTTGTCCGTTAGTTCAGGCAAACAATCTCCCCATGACCACCAGTAAAGATGCATCCTGGCTTCTTGACATAACTCCTCTATAATTTTGTCCACAATTACCTTGGCATTATTGTCCTTGAAAAACTTCAATGCTCTTATTTCATGTTTGTTTGTTTCCTTTGCTGGACAGTATTGTAAACAATGCTCAGATAAATATGCACATGATCCTCCATCTTTTGGCAAACCAACAGGAAAAATTATAGCAGGAAACATCCCATCCATAAATACTATTTTATTATCAGCCTTCATAAATTACCCCACATTGCCAATTTCTACACAGTCTTGGCCTATTGTTATATGCTCTACACTTGTTTTCTTTGGTCACAAAAGTGCATTTTCTTGAAAACATTATTGTTTTTAGATGCCATGAAATTTTTAGCATTTCTATAAATCCGATATTGTTACAGCATTTTGCACATTCTCTGCATTCAAAAAAGAGTTTGCCATTATCTAATCTCATCACTCTATTACACTGATATGTTGTCTTGTCGTCAATCATCGTTTATCCTTTAAAAGTGCGCCCCGTTTCTCATTTCAGCCTGTCCCACGGTACTGTTTTATTCCCGTCTGGCCCCTGTCACTTAAACTCACATGCTTTGTGACAGGACGTGCATGGGGTTCTTGGCCAAGCGCAGGTAATCATCCACTGGCGGGCGCACATTTATCAAAGATTATATCAGGTAGTGGCACTCTATTTTTGACAAAATCAGCAAAGGCTTTAGCCGTTTTCTTTTCTAAAGAGATACGCACCTTTTCCATTTCCTCTTTTGAGGTAAGCAGGTTCTTTACCTTTTTCATTTTGAGCGTCTTTAGAGCGATCATCTTTTCCTCTTCCTTTTGATGATTTCGAACCTTATTCATTTCTGGCTATAGACGCATTCGCCCAGAATGCAACTTCTTCCAGTTTGGTGATGGCCAGAGACTTTTCACGACTATCAGGACATTCTTCGTTGATGAGTTCTGCAAATAGTCTCGCACTACAACGAATATTTTGATACTTTTCTAGTTGCCCCTCTTTAGGAGTATGATATGTAAATCTATTTTCTAAATCTTTTAAATCCATTTTTCTCCTCCTTTGATATTTATTTCTGAAGCCATGCGCTCCACCCTTCTGCGAGGTCTATATGTTCACACTTGGTTTTGACTTGACTGTGTACAAATCCCTTAAATCTAAATGTGAAGCTATCATCATTACCATATATAATCTTTGCTCCGTTTGTTTCTTCGACAGACAAAGTTTTTCTGAGTCGGCCTTTGATGTCCTTTAAGTGTTTGGTACATCCAGGTCTTGATTTACAAGGATTAGGACCTTTTGCTTCTATCGGGGGAATAACTTCTGGATCTGATTCAATTTGTAACAAAGTAGACAATCCCATACTTCTGGCCTTATAACGTTTAATTTCTTCTATCGGTGGTTCTATTGATTCCATGCCTGAAATTTCATCGCCAATTTCATAACCGATTTTTTCTTTAGTAACAACCTTCTTTTCTTTATCATTTTCTTCATCAATAGACGACAAAAATTCTTTCCCTTCTGTCATTTGTTGATTTCGATATTCCGAATATTCATTTTTATTTTCAACAGAAGTTCCTTCTTCTATTTCCACCTCGATTATTTTAGCTTCATCAGAGTCGACAATCATTCCTTCATCATTGGGTTCTACAATAGACCATTCATCATCAATGACACCCCCGACTATTGGTGTTCTTACGATATCCATTTTTTCTTCATCGCCCATTTTTTTAGTCAAATTAATTTTATCTCTAAAGCTAGATTTTTTCATTTTTATCTCCTATTTTATGAATTATGCTAATGAGTTATTAATACAAACATTTATAGATAAGTACATTATATTGTATCTATTTCTTGTTCAATATGGTTATAAATATCTTTAAATTTGTCCTCAAACCATTGTTGGTTCATTAAGAAGTTAATATATTTTGGTTTTTCCGAAATAAGGTCATCAATATATTCTCCGACATGTTCGCCAAATGGCATTATGAGTTTTGGTTTTCCATCTGATTTGTGATTCATTGTTTTTAGTTTTTTCATGATTCTATTAAAAACCTCCTTTTGGTCTTTTTCTATGATTTCTAGTATCATTTTATTTTGGCCCGTTAACATTGTTTTCGCCTCAATGTATCCAAGTATGTCGGTATAATGAAGATCGCTGGTTTGTGGTAAGATTTTTATGTTTTTCGGGGTTAGTATTTTTGTAAGGTATCTGGATTCATTTATAAGTTTGTTTTCTCTTGCATACGCTATTTTTTCCGCTATTTTAGGTTTTTCTCTAAATATCTTTTTGAGATTTTTTAGAACATTCTCTGTTGTTTGAAAATTATTAATCAACCAAATTGCGTTTACTGGTCCTATTCCTGGAATTCCAGTGACATTGTCTGTTTTACATCCAGTGAATACCTTAAATGTTCTGTATTGCTTTGGTGTAATTCCAAACTCTTTTAGAAGATCTTTTTTAGTGTACCTTTGCATTATTTTAGTTTTCTTCCTTCCTACGATCATGTCAGTTTTGCTAGATAATATTGCATAATAGTCATTATCATTTCCGTATATATCAACTGTATTTTCTCCACTTAGCTTTTTAATTAAAAAGTTTATAACGTCTTCGGCTTCATATCCTTTTGAAATTATAGAAGGAATATTAAGTCCATATATAATTGCTTTTATCAGTTCTATTTCAGTAGTCATAGAAGGAATATTCTGTTTTTCCCTTGTAGCCTTATAGGTTGGATATCTTTGTTCTTTCATATACGGACGACTATCCCATGCACATATTATAAAATCATATTCTTCTTCAGATTTTAATGCAATAATTTCTCTTAAAAATCCAAAAATCGAACTGGTTATTATTTCTTCTCCATCTTTTTTGACTGTTAAATGTTTATTCTTATATGCAAAAAATGATTTATAAGTTAAATATGAACTGTCTATTAATATTATTTTCATTTTGGCGGTCTCCTTTGTTTTTTAAATTACAAAAATACTTAGTCATTAGCAAAAAAAAATTACTCTTTTCATTAGAGCTAGTTTGTCTTAGACAATAAGTATTTCATTATATACTCTACCTTACCCTTATTGCGTTTTAATGAACATATTTGTATAAAAAAACATAAATCATATTCTCCTCCTTTTCTACTTGGTGAACTGCTGTGGTAAAACCAGCAGTTCACCATATTTACTATTTAGGAGTTATTCTTATGAAAATGAAAGGGTTAAGTTTAGCGCAAGAAAAAGCCGCATGTATCTTGGCAGTCGGAAAGTATAAGAAAGATAAAGACATAGCTGACGAAACTGGTGTTTCCTTGCGAACATTTCGTGATTGGAAGGCAAATACTAGGTTTAAATTAAGGGTTCTTCAACTATTTGAAGATAATATGGCGCTTGAGAGATCTAATCGGGCTAAAGTTATTGGTGTATATTTAGACAGAGTTCATATCGAGATAGGTAAGAAGATAAAAGAGGGATCAATTGGAGCTCTTGGTATAAAAGATCTCATGAGATTGATGTCACAGTTAAATAATGAACTTAGACAGGATAGTATAATTCCAAATTCTGTGCTTGTCAGGGGAAAAGAAGATGAATGGGAAAATGGTAATGATGAAGATGATGATCTTGATATTTTAAAAGAAGCAAAGGGTCTTTATTCAAATGAAATCAGCACCAGAAAGGTAGTAAAACTCCACGGAGTTAAATGAGAATTAAAAGCAAAATAAAGAGAACTCCTGTCTTAAAGAAAATCAAAAGAACTCCTTTCATCCTTTCAGGAAGAGATCCACGTGATAATAAAAAATTAAAGAAAATCAAAAGAACTCCAGCCTTAAAGAAAATCAAAAGAACTCCCCTTATCCTTTTGAGAAAAGATCCACGTGATAATATAGACGATTATAAAAAAGAATTAAAGAAAGCTAGAAAAAGAGCTCTGGAAATTGCCAAAAAGATATCAACTGAAGATGGATATATTGAGAGTCTTACCGAAACGAATCTTGAGAAAACTGTATTATATGTTTATCAAAAATCATTCATGAGAGATCGTAGTAAATTTCGGCATTGTGACAAAAGTAGACAAGTTGGAATGTCTTATTGCTTTTCATGTGAAGCTTATGCAAAAACTCAATTGCTAGATATATATACTGCTCTTCTTATTTCATATAATCAAGAAGAAGCTAATGAAAAAGTTTTATATGCAAGAATTCTAGACGAGAGCACTCCGCACAAATATAAGAAAAAACTTGTTGTTGATAGAATAACTGCTTTAGAATGGGAAGGTCGTTCAAGTTCAGGAAGGAAAACAAGAACAAGATTGATGAGTCATCCACAAAGAGAACCACGTGGAAAGGGATTCAATACGGATGTTTTTCTTGATGAAATGGCGCATTATCAATGGCAAGAGAAAATATATATAGCTTCAGTTCCAATTATAAGTCGTGGAATAGGGCAGCTTGCTATGGCTTCTTCACCTCTTGGAAAAGGGGGATTATTTTATGAAATAGGAAATGATAATAGAACTTATAATATGTATTCTAGGCACCGAATTTTTTGGTGGGATAATCCTGATTTCTTAAACGAATATGCTATTAAAAATTTCGATAAGATTCCGTTATTAGTTCAGAGTATGGATACAGAGGAAAGAGTTAATGCTTTTGGTAATGAAACTCTTGTCCAAATTTTTAATAGCATGCTCCTTGATTATTTTCAACAAGAGTATGAACTTGTTCCGATAGATGAAACTATTTCTTATTTTCCAATGGATTTAATAAAGCAATGTACCTTTGAAGCTTTGTTAGGTGAACCAGTTGTTGAAGATGGTGATGATTATGGGGAGCATGTTGCTAGGTTGAATCCAATATATCCAGGACTTGAATTTAATACTTTTAGAACAATAGAGGATCTTTCGGGTGCAATCGCCAGGGGAAAAGTAACTAAAAATTTAATTGCTGGACTCGATATAGGTAGAAATGAAAACAATTCAGAGATAATAGTTTTAGAAGAAATACCAAATCTTGGATATTTACAAATAATCAGACTCATATTGAGTATGAAAGATTTTAAATTTAAAGATCAATTCAATGTTATTGAAAAGCTTTTTAGTTTGGTTCCAGTAAAAAAGATGAAAGTAGATGTTACTGGGATGGGGAAAAATCTTGGTGAAGATTTAACAAGAAGGTTTCATAGTCGGATAGTCCCTATTGATTTTAATTTGTCAAATAAAGGGGATATGGCCTCTAATCTTAAATTAAGAATGGAGGACCAATCAGTAGCAATACCTAATAACAGAGATTTAATAAGACAAATTCATAGCATAAAAAGAGATATCACTTCAAACTCAAATGTAAGATATGACATAGCTAATAGCGAGAAACGTTTCCATCATGGTGATAAATTTTGGGCACTCGCTCTTGGTTCATCTGCTGGCGAACCTGCTCAAATGTTTAAGGTTAGGTTATTTTCTTCAAATATAAGTAATAAGTTGGGACATACCAGAATCATAAAAGCTCCTGCGCAAAGGATTTTTAGAAATCTTCAAATTATTCATGGTACAAATTATAAGAAATTGCCTCTTCCTCCGCTTCATGAGGCTGAATTTTTAAATATTGGTTCTGGAGTGATTTTCAGATGAGACAAACAATAAAAATTGTGGACCCAAATTTTAATGCTTTTAGGCAAAATGAGTTTGTTGATGATGGAAAAGAAATCATTTCTCTCATGAGGAAAAGTGGTGTTGATAAAAGAGCCAGAGATGAAATGAGAGTTTATCTTGCTGAGTCAAAAAGTAAGATGGCAAAAACTCAGTTGAAGAATATCACTACAAGGTCTGCTCATCCAATGTATATAGGGACATTTTCCCCGGATAAAGTAGGTGTATATAATCCAGATGCCATACCAGTAGACACATATATAAGAATGAAAAGTGATCCACAAATTGCTATTGGTCTTGCGATGATAAAAATGCCCCTATATGCTCTTAACTGGACTGTTAGATCTGAATCTCCGGATATAAAGGAGTTTGTTAGATCTGCTCTTGCTGTTATATGGAGAAAACTCATTAAATCAATGCTCACGGCTATTGATTTTGGATTTTCAAGTCATGAAAAAGTGTGGAATATTGTTCCATTAGATATTTATACTCAAACACCTAATGGTAGAAAGAAAACACATTTTAGTGGCAAGGGCGAGATATATGCTAAGATAAAGCCACATTATCCAGCTAGTATAAAAATAAGAACAGATGCCAAGACAGATGAATTTATTGGTATACGTCAAGCAGTTGGATTAGGTCAATTTGTCGAACTTGATGCTGATAAATGTTTTTTCTTTTCAGTTGAAGATGAATTTGGTAATTATTATGGTCAGTCAAGAATGAAACCAGCTTATAAGGCATGGTATTGGAAAGAAGTCCTTACTCAATTCATGTTAAGGTATTTTGAAAGAAGAGGAAGTCCGGCTTCTGTTGTGACACATCCGACCGGAGGAGGTCTTGATATAGCCGGTAATGAGTATGATAATGCAGAAATTGCTCTCAGGGTAGGTCAGAATTTGGTTGAAAATAGTGTGGTTACTTTGCCGTATGAACCTACTAAAGAAGGTAAGAATCAATGGGGCATTGAATTTTTGACTGATGATAGACGTGGTGAGATGTTTGTTAATGCTCTTAACTATTTAGGAACACAAGTGTTAAGAGGTTTACTGACTCCAGAAAGAGTTATGACCCAGGACTTGTCTACTGGAAGTTTCAGTATGGCTTCTTCTCACGCTGAAATATTTTTGTTGAGCCAAGAGGGTTTGATCGCCGAAATGGAAGATGCAATTAATACCCAATTGATTCCACAATTAATTGAATTTAATTTTAAACCAAAAGTCCAAATAGATTGTCATGTTGATATTGAGCAAATACAATATGATAGGAAGAAAATTCTAAAAGAGATACTTATTGAGATTATAAGGAATTTAAACAATTTGGTAAGGGAAGGGAAACATCCAACATCTATTCCTAGTATGGTCGATATGTGTAATGTATTAGGGGTCCCAATCAAGGTGTTTGAAGAAGAATATTATGATTCAGGAGTTCCCAAGGAAGAGACTGGAGGAAATGGGAAGACTGTGGATAATAAAGGAAAGAAAATAATAAAACGTCAACCGGTGACACAGGAGGTAATTAAAGAATGACAATTCGCAGAACAAATCATCCGATAATTAGAGACCTACAGGAAATTGGATTGCTGTCAACAGATGCAGCCCCAAAAATTGAAGGTCCGTTCCAAACTTTTACAGAAGCTTTTGCTGGCGATGCCAGTGGTGCCACAAAAACACTGGCCCAGACAGTGACCGATGTTGTTTCGGTTATGACTATTCCAATAGCTGCTGGAACT